AATATCGATAGTTTCTTTGGGTTAAATTGGTCTGGAATAACGACTAAATTAAATGCTTTAAAAATCGCATTCATAAAATCACTGCACTTCATGACAGGCGCATTGGCTACCCAATCAATCTCATTTCCATATAATGGTTTTGATAATTGGTCACATTTGAAATTTAGTGATTGAATTTCAAAAACAGTTCCTTCGGTTTGCAATGTGAAATAACTACCATCACCCAAATAAATAACAGGTCTAATGGTTTCTCCAGCTTCCAAATAAACTTGTTGCGTATATGTGTTACCAATAACAACAGCAGTATTTACATCGGTAAAATAAACTTCATTGTAATTACTATCATAAGTGTACCATTGAATGAATGGCGATGAACCTTGTAATGTTTGAACGGATGAATTATTTGTTTTGATAAAAATCAATTGCATCTGTGTTACATTAGTTCCAACGTAAGGAGCTACCAAAGATAAATTTGCACCTGCGGTTATTAGATATGTTCCACTGAATGGAGCTGTATAACTGTTGTTTAATACATTATTGCCAGGATCACTTATCTCAATTAAATTGGGGATTTCATAAATATATTGAGATTCATTATTGACTGTTTGTAAAGTAAAATCCGTGTACGAAAATTGTGGATTGGTGGAGAAATTTTCAAGTAAAAATTTAGCTTGTTCAGCATTTCCAATTTGTTGTGTTGTATTGCTTTCACTTGTAAATGGAATGAACGATGCACTCAATTCATTTGCCCAATCACTACTACTACTATAATCAACTTCGAATCCACTTAATTGACAGATTTTGTAAAAGATATACAACGAACTCACAAATGGAGTTAACTCGGCAGGTTTAATGACATTACTAACACTATTCGAATAAATAGATCGTGTTCCGGCGGTGTTCACATTACCAACCCAATTATTACCTCTATCGGTTAAACCAAATCTCAAAAACGCACTTCCGATTTGATTTGTATTGCAATAACCAATGTTCTGATAATTCACAATAAAATTAAATTCATCTTGCAATTCAACTGCGATGTAATTTTTAAAATCTGCATCTCCAATGTTCTTGAAAAAATCAATCACATTACCGAAAAACACAATCTCATATTCACTGATTTTACCTTGCTGAGTATAACTCGCTTTCCATTGGATATTCCCTTCCATTACAGGCAACGTGTCAACAGTGATAATTGCATTCAACTTTCGTTTTGGATTGAACGAACTAAATTGAAAGGTGTTGTTTTCAATGAATCCAAATATCTTGGAGTTGTTATCAGTCGCAGGAATACGGAACGTCCTTGAGTATGTCGCTTTCGCTTTCAAATCTTTTATGTCGGTGAATGAATACTGAAGCGAAATCGTTTCGTTTAAATATAAATCCATGACATAAGGAGTTTCCGTTCCTTGCGTGTATACTATTAATGCTGTTTCCATTCTTATTTATTATGGGCAATTTCCAAAACCTATTGTAACATAAATGTTTCCGCTATACGTTGTCAAACCACCCCATACAGGCAGCTTTAAGTAAAATGTATTTGCTCCATCACTCGTTCCCCATACACCAGTCGCGATGATTGGCGTTCCAGGATCCATCATGTCAAAAGATGTTTGACTACCTCCACCTGTTAACACATTACCCAATTGAATTACTCCCAATCGCGATGGTGTAGAAGGTGGGCTATTTGTGTAATCTATGCGCACGTAATACGTTTGTCCACCGATTGGAGTGATTCCGCCTGTACCTAAAACTCTGACTGTGATACTACTTCCTCTCGTTGCATTTGTCACAACGATATTACAAGCATCGCCAAAATTAGCACCAAGATTCAACCCCGAATTTCCACCAACTTTTGTGAAGCCTGTAAAGAACTCACATGGATCAGGCGCAGGGATGGGATATTCGGAAGCTGTGATGTTTATCGTTTCATTGTTCGATGCCATTTGCAATCGTAAGTTCTGATTGTACTTTTTATAGTTCCTTTCTCGCTTCATTAAAAATCCGTTATCTTCAACGACAACAGGAACGATTGAATAACCATCCACGTTGTCATCAACTATCCAAACGCTTTTACTCATGAACAAATCTTTCATGTATTTGAACTCCGATTCCGTTAACCAATCGCTTGTTAAATTAATAAACGTATTTACAATTGGCTCGCGCTCGGTTAATTCACGCGTGTAGTTTTTTGTTGCGTATGGTTCAGATGATGTCGCGTTGTTAAAGTCACCTTGATAGCTTCTGTATCTTTTGCGCTCAACTTCAATGGAACGCTCATTCTTTTTGATGAATGAGTAACTATCCCAACCGCCCATTTGATTTAACCAATACACATGGACTGGGTTATACTTACAATCCTCTGAAATGTAGTAACCGTATTTGGTAGTTACTTGTTCATCGCTTTCATTGTAACCTGCATAAACATAAAATGCGGTATTATCCGCAGTCGTATCATCCACATAACCGCCATTAACAAGATTCTTCAACCCAGTTGGAAGAAACAACAACGCACCTGCATCAAATGTCATTGGAATATCAAATGAGAACAAAAGCGTTTGGTTGTAATCGTATAAATCAAAAGTGAAATGATCAATTGAATTGTATGGATAATTTGAATTGATGTATGTATTATCGTCAGCAACCCACGCATGGATGTCGTATGCGCTATCGGTTTCTTCCATCACATCGGTTCGCGATATGTATCGCCAATTGATAGCTTCAGATTGTAGCAACGAAGGTAAATGCAAACGATGCGCTAACGTTTCTTTGTTAAACCCAATCTCATCATCGTAGTTTTGACACAATGCAAGTGGCCGCGTGTCATTCGTTCCCATCATGATAAAGTTTTGTTTACCGCTACCATAAATACACATGAGCGAATAAGTAACCGCAACGGTATCATCTTCCGTAAAAATCCCACCTACTTCATATCCTTCGTACAATTCAATCGTAAATGTATTCACGTTGTTTTTTGTGGTTAGCATTGGAGTTGATGTTTGCAATACTACATCATCGCTGCCGTCAAAAACAATCGAATTTTGAACGAGTTGATTGAATATCGTTTTAGCGTTGAATACTCCGCTATTGACCGCGTTTTGACTTATGTAAAACTTGTAATCGGTTGAAGTGTTGTTGTCGGTAATAAGAACAATGTACTTAAATCCAGGTTGTGCGTACTCGCTCGATGTCATGGTGAATGAAACATCGTTGTTCGAATAACATAAACCTGTAAATGCGTCAATGCCTTGCGCGGTTAATCCTGTTACTGCTGTTGTGTATGCCATTATATCTTTATTTTCTTTTGCAAATTATCTTCAATTACTAATGTGATTTCTCTATTCAATGCGTCCTCAAATTCGGGTTGAAAATCCACAATTGTATCGGTTACTGCATCGCGCCAATAGAACAATGGAGCAATACCATTGATGCGAATTTTGCGCGTCAAATGTCCTGCCAATCCACGATATGCGCGCTCCTTTGCTTCGGGTGTTTTAAATGTCATGAATGAACCATTGGCGTTGCGTGGGCGAATACCTTTTATTTTCATCCAATCGTAAATCGCCTTTTGCATTACACCCATTTCACCTTTCGCTAATTTTGATCCTGCACCTCTGCGGAATGAATATGGACTGCCTTGGTTTCGTGCCAATCCATTCACACCTTGCTCCACAAAATCAGCGTAGTTACTCGCCTTACCTTTTGCGAAAAACTGAATCTTACTACTCCTTCCATCGTAATAAAAAGAAAGCGAATTGCGCAGTGTGTCAGTTGCAACGGCTCTGCGTTTCTTACCTCTCACAGTTCTATACACTCCGAGATTAAGCATAGCACGTTCAACGACTTCTTGACCAAATCGCTTCATTATCGATGTTAGTGGTGATTCAGCCATTTACAAATTCAGTGTATGCGGTGTTTGGATTGTTCACTAACAAGTTAACGAGTACATCTATTCCTTTACTTTCGAGCGCAGTTGTAAATTCAATGTTTGACTTTTCCCATGCGAAAAGAATCGTTCCCCAACTCGTTGTCGTTGGAATGGATAGTCGTACGATCTCTCCTAGATCTTCTATTGTGTAGTTCATATAGTAACCATGATTGATACGCAATTCACCGCTGCGGATGTGGTGGACGCGTTATTAACTACTTTGATGCTTGCGTATTGACCTGCCGTAAATGATACGCTGTTAGCTGTATTATTAAAAAAATTAGCTGCGCTTCCTGCGGCTATCGTAATGACTACCGAGGTATCTGCATTGTTCTTTCGTAATGTAACAACCAATGATCCAGTTGCTGGTTGAGTTGTGGCAGTTGTAAAGTACATTCTACTCAACGAGCAATCCTGCGGAAATACTGTTACTCTTATGTTTTCACTGATTGACAATCCACTACCTGTTAATCCAAGGTAATTTGTTGCACCTGCTCCAACAGATGTATTGGCATTGCCGACTGTTCCTGTTAAAAATGATGTACCACTTCCAGTATTTGCTTTCGCGTTCAACTGCGTTTGGATGTCACTTGTTACACCAACCAACCTTCCTAATTCAGTTGTCGTTACCGCACTACTCGCCACCTTTCCACCTCCATCGCTTACCAATGCACGACTGCCTGTTAAATTACTCGATGTAATTGTACTCGCTGCGCCTGTTATCGTGTCTTGTTTAGTACTTAACGCGTTGCTCGTTTCCCATAAAGAAGTTGTCGTGTTATATTTCAATATGTCGTTATTCGCAGGAGTTTGCGCACTGACATTGTGCAGTTCTTGCATCTCGTAACCATTCTGCACTCTTACATACATTCTGCCTGCACTGCCAGGTGAGGCAGTAGTCACAAATCCCAAATACACCAAATGGTTTGGTGCAAATGGTTTCACATTAGTGATGCTTCCAGCTGTAGCTCCTAAGTACACCGGATCACCATCTGCCCAGGTTGGAGTAGGGAATATGTTTAACCCATCTAATTGACCATTGACAATTATCAGTCCTTTTTGATTGGCTGCAATGGATGAACTCAACACGATTCCAACTGTCTGCGCACTTGTTGCATCACTCGAATTATTCGCAAGTTTAACGGTTAACCTATCGCCAGTACCACCGAATGCGTACACCGCTTGACCTTTGGTTATTGTTGTCGCTTCATCATTGGTCACATAGGCGAGTAATGTGTTTGGAGCTGTTCCAATGACTTGGAATCCATTTAAGGTGCTGTTGTAAATACAAAACATTTCAGCGCCATCAATTATATCCCCACCAATTAACAATCCATTGTTATTGCGATACAAATCTTTAGCACCTAATGAATTTATATTCAAGGTGCATTGTGTTGTATTGCCTGTTGCAAATCGAATTAAATACGCATCGCCATCGTTATATGCTGTAACGCCTGTAATGGTTGTCGTGTATGTATCAGTTCCGCTTGTTGTTCCTTTTGGAATACCACTACCGCCACCTCCCCCACCTGGAATTGTTTTCCATGTGTTGTCCGCAGCTAAATAATCAGTCGTTGCGGATGGTTGGTTAGTTGTGAATTGAACTTTCTTTGCCATTGTTATTCGTTGTAAGGAATATCACACGCGTTCCATTCGTAATCAACGGTAATATCAATTGATCCCTGCACACCACTCAACACATTGCTAAATTCTTCAATGAACGGTGTGAACTGAATGGGTTTGGTAATGATAACCGATTCATCGAATATCTGACCATTCTCAATCTCGTTTACTAAATCAGCAAACAACAACACGCAATCGCTAATTGCATGACGTTGGTATTCTGTTTTCAGTTCTTTGTCGCGTGGTAAATCAGCGAACACAATTTCGAGTGAATAGGTAAGTTGTCCAGCGTCAATACTGAACTGATTTGGCACAACGTGCATGAATGGGAACTCATCTTCCTTTTCTAAATCCGCTTGGCTTATTTGTCCATGCGTGAATTTTCTAATCAATGCGTGGTTATCCGCGAACTCTTTTAGCTTCGCGATGATTACGTTGTATGTGTATAAAGATGAATCGCTCATGTCTATATGTAGCCAAATGACTATTTTTTAGTAATTAATTGCTTTTGGAATTGTGCGTAATCAATTTTGTAATTCAGATGCGCGAATATCGTTGATGCTTGGGTTTTAATAATCGCATCGAATTTGGTTACATCCCTATCAGCAATTTCTTCGATGACATGAAACCAACCATAATTACTACTCAACTCGCTGGTTGCTGTAACGCTTCCTGCATCATCGCTATCGCCTTCTTCAGTTCCGTCATCATCTGATTGTCTGAAAACTCTTGGAAAGCTGTCAACAATTCTTTTTCGATATTCGAAAAAAAAACCATTGCACCATTCGCTATCATTAATGGCATCTCGTTGAAATCTTCCGCGTTCTTTAGATGAATTGTCGAATCGTAATCTTCGATTTCATAGCGATTGATAAATTCATTTTTACAAGGTCTGAATAGGATAGCGAGTAACTTATTCAAATGCTTGGGGAACTCATTACAATTGGCATCCAAATCCAACCATTCTCCAAACGTCATGGAGTTAATGTCAGGCACGAATCTGTATTTGGTGAACTTGGTCATGAACTTAGGAACGTGTTTCGATGGGATAGCCAACAACGCTTCATCGAATGAATTTTTGATATCATTCATTTGCGATGGAGTAAGCAATAACACCTTACTGCGTGGCAGTTTAGTAATCGATTGAACTTGGTTGATTAAATCGCCTTCGTTCATGGCGAATCCAACGTACTGACCAACCGTTATCTTTTCGGGTGAAAGGTCTAAATTAATCTTCATATCTCTTTGCAAGTTCGGTAATCCATTCGGTGTAAAGTTCGGTGACTTTTGTTTTGGCTAATCGCTTCCGTTGTGCAGGTTGTTGCAACCACATTCCAAACAAAACTGCAATTGTGAACGCTGATTGTGCTGGGTTGTTTACTTCGTTATTTTCCATCCTAATTGATTTACGCACACCGCATAGCGTTGTTTTTCGTCTGTGTATTCATTCTTCATTAAATCATCAATCATGCACCTTTCGATGAAGTCCTGTATTGATTCATCCTTTTCTTTTTTTGGTATTGGCATCAGTCAATTTTTATTTGGTTATCGTTTAATATCTCATGGAACTTTTCACGCATCTTATCGAGCGCGTCTAATTGCTCTCCATTATACTCTTTGGTATTATACTTTATGGTACTACGCATCTCTTGGTCGAACTCCCACAGCGCAATGTACACCGAGTTGAGATTCGTGAATCTTTTGTGTTCTTCAATGTCCGCAGGTTCATCCAGGTTAAATTCGATTATTGCTCTCATAGTTTGTCGCTTATAATGATTTGAACTGGATCACCATTTGAACCTGTCAATTCAGTCATTTGTTTTGGGTTGCCATATACTCGGCTCAATAATGTCTCAATCGAATATAGAGAACCTTTCTCAATACTTTTACGCATAGCATTGGCAATGGTTTTTTCCAATACAGTTGCATCAGCATTATCCCATACCAATTTAAGTTCATCCATACTCATTGCCATCATTGCTTGTATAGTATCATTGACCTCAGATAATCTATATCCGTGTTCTTTGAGCAAAGATACATATTTGCGAGGTCTTCCATTTGGATTGCCTGACTTGCCTTTTTTGAATTGCGTTTCTTCGT